GGATGGATTCCAGATAATATTGCCACTTTAGATAGCGATTCACCAGACGTGAAGCGCATGAAGAACGTCAATGAAGGCGTTTATCTGGGTGTTGGTGCAGACCTTGTTCTAGGACTGGGCAAACTTGCGAAAGGAATTAGAGGTATTACTGAAAGTCTTTGGGTTGGTGAGTCTGAAAAGGGAATGAAGTTCCTGAAGAAAAATGCTGTAAAAGAAGGGTCAACAGCTGCAGAAGTTGTAGAAGCATCAGCAGCTGGTAGGCAAATTGAACTAGATGAACTTGGCGGTTATAACTTTGATAAGTCCATGAGTTTGGATCAACCTGTATATGGTGTTCATGATTTATATGGCTATCAAGAGCAAGGCATTCGTTCAGTAGACAACCTGGGAATTGTTGGCGTGTCAGCTGACGTAGTACGAATCAACAGAAACTATGATTCAGTTTATGGAAGAGTAGGTAGCGTATTTTCTGAAGGTGCTCTGAAGTATGGTCTAGAAACAAGTGACCAACAAAACATCCTTATTAATGGTGTTGCTTCACAACTTCGTGATGCTGATCAATATGGGTACAAAACAGCTTCAGGTACTTACATCCCTCATAGTGAAATTGTAAAACATGGAGAAGATCTAGCTTCTGAGTTTTACAACATGGATGTTGGGCAGATTAAAAAGTTTTTGCAGGATAAGAACCTAACTGGAATTGATGTTGACACTGAGATACCTGTCCTAAAAAGCGAAGCTTATGTAGGGGCAATGAAGGCAATCAAGATGTATATGGACGACTTCATGAATATGGATGTTGTCAAAGCACAAGCATATACAGCAACTTCGTTGGCAGGACAAGTATCAGATACTGCACAAGGTATGCGCCTAACAGAAGGAACACCTTCAATCATTAGGGCACAAGAGCAGATCTTGGATAGGGTTGAATTCTTGATGGCTCAAAAGGGTATGACTTCTTATACCCGTGGTAGAGCATTGAATATGTTGAACTTCTGGAACCGCCTAACGAAAAAGGGTTCAGATGCAAGCAACATGGCAGAAGCAAAGCGTATGCAAAACCTCATTAAAAATGAGAAGAATGAAACGTTAGCTGCTATGGAACGTATCAAACAAGAAACTCAAGAGACTATGACAGTGATCAGAGAGATTAGTGCTGAAAGACCGGAGATGCTGGCACCTCTGATGTTTGCTTATGAGATGACTGACGGCAATGTCAAGACAATGCACCATCTCAATAGGTGGTTGCAGAATTCAACTGGTGTTTTAAATAAAGCATTCATTGACTTAGAACCTGAAATCCCATCCTTGGTATTAAAAGGCTTCTGGTCAAACTTGTACAACTCGACGCTAGGTGCATTAGCTACACCAATAAAAGCAGGAATCTCTAATGCTTACCTATTGTCTGAAAAACCAATTAGAGCATTTGCTGGAGCATTGCACCAAACGGCTACAACAGGTGATACAACACTGTTGAGGCGTGGTTGGTATCAGTACAGCTCGATGATTGAAACCTTACAAAGCTCGCATAAATACAGCAAGCAAGTATTTAAAAGGTCTGCTTTAGATCCGTATGTAACTGAAGTTCGTGATGACTTAGGTTTTAAAAATGAACAGGCACTAGAGCTTGTCAATATGTATGCAGATGCTGCGGCAGAACGTGGTGACTTTGGCCCACAAGTAATGGCGCAAATCATCAATGATCAAGCAGCCTTAGCTAATCACCCTTGGACACGCTTTGGAACCAGGGCTATGCAAGCAGAAGATGGTTTTACACAAGCCATGGTTGCTGTAGCAGAAGCAAAGGGGCGAGCTTTTGACAGAGTTACTGAAGGTGGGACTTTAGCTTTCGATGCAAAGAAAGCAGAAGATCTTTATAAAGAAGTGTATGACGGCATGTTTGACGAGTCAGGTTTGATTACTGATAAAGCAGTAAGACATGCAGCTGGTGAAATTGCTATGAACCTTGACAGCAAAGGTAACACAGCTTTGTCAGGACTAATTAGTCATATGCCAATGATGAAACCCTTCATGCTATTCACTAAAACACCAGTTAATGAATTGGTACTAAGTGCTAGTTACACTCCTATTAATCCAGTACAAGCATTTTACAAAGATTTTGGTGAGTTCGGTAGAAAGTTTGAAGACACACCTAGTGAAAAAATAAGGGAAATATTTACAAGGCGCGGTATTGCTGTTGATGAGTTTACCGCTAGAAACAAGTACAACGAACTAAGAGCTGACGTACTTGGCCGCAGAGCAATGGGAAGCATTGCCGTAACAAGTGCTGTTGGTTTGTTTATGACTGACAGGATTACTGGCGACGGTCTACATAACAGACAAAAACAAAAAGGTCGTAGAGATTATGACTGGCAACCAAGGTCAATCAAAGTTCCAGGTCTTGGATGGGTTAGCTATGACAACTTAGGGCCAATGTCTAATTGGCTTGCTATGACTGTGAACGTCATGGACAACTTTGACAGCCTAGAACCTAATGATATGAGCGCTATGCTGAACAAGATGTCATTTATTCTAGGTGCTTCAGTAACGAAGAAGTCACACCTTGCAGGCTTAGAAGGCTTGTTTGACGCGTTAAGTGGTGACTCAAGTGCCATGGCTAAACACGCAGCTAGTTTTCTTAGTGCTGGAACAATTACCGGTTCTAGTCAGCTTGCTGAGATTTCTAGATTGATGGAGCCTGGCAAAAAAGAAGTTGAGATGCAACTTGATCAACTAATTACAAACCGCCTTCCATTCTTAAAGGATACATTGCCAGACAAAAATGACTGGATTGATGGCGGACAGGTTGGAATACCGGATAACTTCCTGGCAAGACTTGTAAACACCTACCTGCCTTGGAAAATTAACGGAAAAATTAGTCCCGAAAAGCAATTCTTGATTGACATTGAGTATGACGCAACACCTACACTACAGACTAATGGTAGGGGTGTTGAATATACACCTGAACAGAAGTCAGATATAACTGACAGAATGGGTGAAGATAAGCTATTTCAGGCTGCTATTAAACGTGTAATGTCACGGGTAGATGCAGGTAAATTTAGAAAAGACTTTAAAAAAGCAGTTGATGCTGGCTTAAGTCCAGACTTAACTACCTTCAATGGTGTCCATAAAGAACTTGATTTAGAATTAAGGCTCGCTATGGATAGTGCTGCAGCTGCTTCACCATTTGCAACTGAAGTACAACGTAAACAGATGGTACAAGACACTGTTGAATTGTATCTACAACGTGGTGACCAGAAGGGTGCAAGAGAATTTATGGATTACATGGAATCAAAGTTTTCTATTTAAAAGGATAAATGGCAACTACACAAAATACATACACAGGTAATGGTTCGACAACGAACTATTCATTTACATTTGAATACATCAGCCAAGCAGACGTCAAAGCCACCCTTGATGGTACTGCCACAACAGCATTCACATTAGCAAACGCAACCACAGTTGCCTTCACCACTGCTCCAGCATCTGGTGTCAACATCATTATCTTCCGAGATACTGCAAATGACACTAGAGCAGCAACATTTTTTGCAGGATCAGCTATTAAAGCAGAAGATCTAAATGCAAACTTTGACCAGATTACTTACGTTGCACAGGAAACTGACAACAATGCACTAAATACACTGGGCGGAACAATGTCTGGTCAGCTCAATATGGGCAACCAGAAAATTGTAAGCTTAGGAACACCTACAGCTGCTACTGATTCCAGTACTAAAGGGTATGTAGATGGTCTAATAACTACCCACCAAGCACAAGTTGATGCAGCAGCAGCTTCTGAAACGGCAGCGGCGGCATCTGAGACTGCAGCGGCTACCTCCGAGACGAACGCAGCAACAAGTGCTACTAACTCAGCAACCAGTGCTACTGCTTCTGCAACAAGTGCTACTGCTTCCGCTACAAGTGCAACAGCTTCGGCTAACAGTGCTACAGCTTCAGCTACTAGTGCTACAGCTTCTGCAGGTTCAGCAACTACTGCCACTACACAGGCGACAAACGCCTCTACTAGTGCAAGTACTGCTACTACACAAGCTACTAACTCGTCTAACAGTGCTACAGCAGCAGCAACGAGTGCTACTCAAGCGGCAACATCCGCAACTAACGCGGCCACAAGTGCCACAAGTTCGTCAAACAGCGCGACTGCGGCAGCTTCATCAGCAGCTTCTGCTCTTGCAGCATTTGATAACTTTGACGATACCTATCTAGGAGCAAAGGCTTCTGATCCATCTACTGATAATGATGGCGATGCATTGACTGCAGGTGACCTGTACTTCAACACAACTAATGATGTGATGAGGTTGTACACAGGATCTGCTTGGGTAACAGCTTATGTTCCTGGTGAAGCTATTAATATTAGCAGTACAGCTAGTGGTAGTTTAACCTCTACAAATGTACAGGCTGCATTAGAAGAGCTGCAAGCAGAGAGCGACAGTTTAGAAACAGCTAGTGGTACTAATTCAACAAACATTGCAACCAATACCACTAATATTGCAACCAACGTCACTGCTATTAACAACCGTGTCGTAAGAACAGCTGCAACAGGTTCTGCAAAGCTACCTGTAGGAACTGAACTACAACGGGATGTTTTCCCAGTAGGTGGTACTGCTGCTGACCTAAAGGGTTACATCCGATTCAATGACGATGTAAACCAATTTGAAGGTCATAACGGTACTACGTGGGCAAGTGTTGGCGGTGGTGCAACAGGTGGCGGTAGTGATACGTGGGCTGTCGAACATGACAACACGATCAC